GTAGTTCGTGGAATGCCTAAAGTTTTTGCCGCTTCAGCTTTATTACCGTTGGCAAGTACTACTGCATTTACTGCTTCTTGTATTTTCTCTATCATATGTTATCTCCTGTATCATTTTTTAACATCCGAATCGTTTACAATTCGACCGAAGCTATCAACAAGTGCTCCCTTTGGTGCCCCCTTTAAAGAACCATCATCGTTATATGCTTCGGCTACTACTCTATAGTAAATTTCTTTTGAAGGATTAGTGGGTATGTTTCCATGCCACTCTCCAGTTCTCTCATACTTTCTTATATCAGCTAAGTCACTCTTAGCATCTAAATAATTTCTATAATGTTCTGCGTGATCTTTGTCTCTCTTGCCTAGTTTTCTAGATAATTTATAAGAAGAAGACATAGCTTCTTGCTTTTCTTTTTTTAATTTATCTAATTGTTTCTGGGTAAATTTCTCTATTGGCTTAGTAGCCAATGGGTAGTCAGGGTGATATTTCATATTTGTCTCCTATAAAAAGCTAGGGGCAAACTAACCGAAATTAATTCGCCCCTTGTGCCCCCCTTAATTCGTATTATACCACGACAAGGGGGTTTAAGTCAAGGGTTATTTCGTCGATATGTCAACTATTTCACACACTCCAGAACTACAAGCCAACTCCTGTGATCCTGTTGTGTTGTCCTCTTCCTCATAATTACTTAATTCTCTCCAATCAATATGCTGTGGCATGTCTTTTGTAGCCTCTAAATATTGATTCTTATCTATATCTTGATAGGGTGCTTGTTGATATACATGATCAGAGTATGGTAAAAAACTTATACCAGATATCTCATCAAAGTATTTGTATACCCATGCTCCCACATCCAACCACTCATGCTCTCTTACTGATACAGTACATGAAGGTTTGTGTTCACACCAATACCGTTGATATATTAGCCATGTTTCTAATTGATCTATTGCTGTTAAATCATTTCTAGTTATACAATCATTTGGTGCTTGCATTGGAAATGAAAAGACTACAACTGAATCGGGTTTAGTAATGTCTGGTTCGTATGGTATTCCTTTATCAATCATCAAGGCTGTTAAAGGATCTTTCTTATCTCCTCTAACTGTTCTTATATAATATTGGTTGTGTCTACTGTGTATACCAGATGCACTATCAACAAGTTGACTGACAGTACCACTAGGTTTAACACAAGTAATAGCTGTTGATTGTGGTATTCCTAATTTTTTAGAAAACTCTTTGTTAGTATCAACGGCTTCTTTTCTCAGCTTCATAAGTAATTCTTTTTTAGGATTGCTAGTAAGTCTATTGTCCATGATACCTGTTAAAGATACACCAAGTAATCTTTCTTCTTCAGTATTTTGTTTCCATATTTTACGAAGGTATTTAAAGTCAGTAAAAGTAGATTGAAAAGTTCCAAGTATAGTGGCCGCTCTCACTTTAGCTAAGAGATCTTTCTCACTATCAGTAGCACGAATAACTACTTCGGTTAAATTACAAAACTGATAAGGTCTTAAGATAATTTCAGAGCAAGGGTTAGTACCAAAGTCCCATTCAATATCTCTTCTATTATTTTCAGATGCTTTATTTTTGGCGGCTTGCCTATTAAAAATGCCACGTTCTCCAGATTTAGAATCATATAAACTTTTCCATTCTTTAATAAATACAGACATATCTGGTTTACTTGTATATGTTGCTGAGTTATTAGAGAGGGCACGTTGGCCTTCTTCTAACCACCATTGTCCTGTCTTAGCACTACGCATCCTATCATCTTGTAAGTTACTAAGAGATATTAAAGCAGATCTTCTTACTCCTCCAACAACAACTATCTCACCAACTTTACAAACAACATCATGACATTCTAAAGAATTAAGTTGTCTGCCTGCCGCATTTTTAAAAGTCTTAATAGTAAAATCAAATAAACTAATTAAAGGTTGAGGGCCACTTGCCCTTCCTCCAAAAGTTTTTAAACGTGAACCAGCAGGGCGCACTCTAGTTACATCTATTTTTGGAACTTGTCCAGAATATAACATGGCAATCAATTCTCTAAATGCTCTTGCCCAACCTGCTTTACTGTCTTGAACTGCAATTATTGTATCACTATCTTCAAACTCTTCTGCAACTATGGGTAACTTTTCAGTGTTGCTTCTTTCAACAGAAAATCCTACACCTGTTCCACATAAAAGAATATACATAACTTCATCAAAAGATCTTATATGATCTATCGGTATGTAGCTACAATTATATCCTGCTGTATTGTCTCTTTCCAATGCAGGCCCTGCCGTCATAAGAGCTCTCATTGATGGCATAACTTTTAAAGATAATATAGCATCTAACAATTCTTCTTTTATTTTATTATTTAATTTATATTTAAAATTAGTTTCAATATGATTAACAACAAAACCAACGTACCTGCTTACAGTTTCTCCCCACGTTTCTCTTCTTTTTTCTTCATCTATAAATCTAGCATATCTAGATGTGTGTATAAATTGTTGGTATTGCGTAGGCAGATGGTTATTGGTCATAGAATTCCTCTAGTTTAAAAGTTATATTATAGATGTGACGAAAGTATATTATATCATATTGGTAAAGATCTGTCCACAACATTATACAAAAGTCCTCAAATATAATGTAGATAAATCTTGTTTATACAAGTCATTGGTATCATCTATGATAACTCCCTTGATTTCCTTGTTTAAAAACTTACAAACTTGTACCATTATAATGGGACTGTCTGGGTATAGGTGTTGTATAATTGGTCTATATAAATACCTTAATTGAATTTGGGCTATTTTCCTAGACTTAAGCTTACACTCCATTATTATTATTTCTTTATTATCTCCGTGTGGTAAAATAACTATATCAGATTGGCAATAACCTACGCCTCTTCTATCCTTATAATTATACCATTGACCATGCAAAACATTATCTTCTCCATAGATAGCTTTCATATATTCGGCCACTCTTTTTTCATACAAGACTCCAGCTCTCTTCACACCTGTCAACCTTGGAGAGGGTATAAATGACGGGCGTTCATCAAGAGCCTTTGCCCATTGCAATTTACTGATTACTAAACGTCTTTTCGACATGGAAAAACCACATTCCCTTCTAGTTTTATGTAACCAGAATCTTCCATAGCCTTGATGGTTTGTTCTAACTCACCAGGATTTGGAATCTTTCTCAGCAATTCTCGTTTAAATAATTTCAAAAGCATATGACTTCTTCCATTATTAAATAGTGTACCATGCAACCACGTTACCATGTCATGTGCAATACGACCTGTGCGACCCATACCAAAACCTTCTAAAGCTTTAGGCATTTGTTCTTCAGCCGCAAACATTAATTCTTTTGTAAATTCCCAATCTTCTAACATTATCTTACGGGTGCCCCTCCTTGAAGCAGAGACAGCAATAGCAACTTTAATAAAGTGAGACACTCTACGTTGTACATATTCAGATAAATGATTATCAGTAGGCTCTGGTGGTATGCCAGCTTTTATATCTTCATCTACAATTTTAAAACAATCTTCATCAAAAGTCATTGGCCCATACATCTTAGATATATCAGCTAAGTCTTCTCTTAAATTATCTATAGTATTTCCACTAACTCTTTTTTGAATTAATGATTGAGGTATCCTTTCTCCGTCATAATAGATAGGAAGCATACGAGATAATAATCCTTGAGATCTTGCATCTTCTGGTAAATTATCTACAAATTGTTCTGGTGTAGCACAAGCTAACCAATTAAGACATGGGCCTTTTATAATATATTCCCCAGATGTTTTAGTCTTGTGACTATATTCTTCTTTAGAATCCCACATATCTGTCATAAACATTTGAAGATATCTCTCATGCCTACCCATAAACGTACCAAATTCTGATGTAACTAATGTCATTGATGAATCATAAAATTCATCCAACGCAGGTGTTGATAATCTTAAATCTAATCTAGTAATCTTAGTCATATCTACTGCTAATTTTTCTGGAGTAATTCTATCTTGTATCACATACAGTGGATAATTGCGTAAGCCATACTGATCTAATCCAGAATTAAAATTTTGATCATCTTCAGTAGTGCCCACAGGTGTGGTTAATTTACTAAATATTTTTGTGAATGGTAGTATTAAACTTACTGATTTGTTTCGTCCTGGAGGGGCAATTAATACTACAAATAAGTTGGATCTAATATCATAGTTAGCCATTGGATACCACACACGTCTACCCATAGCCCCAGCTACTGCACTTAATGCGCTCCATTGTGCAAATGGTTTTGGTATTGGGCTATCTGCTACTGCATCTACTGATGCCTTTATAAAATCTGTATAGTTTCTACTCATGTGGTTTCCATTTCTTCATGTTCTTCCAATCGAGACCTGTCTCACAATCAGAAGGAATAATCATTTCTTTTTCATTTACTTGTATAGGATTTTTCATACAAGCTAATATCTTAGGGATAATTTCTTTTTCTTTTCCAATAGGAAACTGACCCAATATCGCATCATGTACTTGTCCTAATATTTCTACGCCTTCATTATTTAATTCATTCCATACACGATACAATCCTAAGTTTAATAAATCTCCAATAGTTGATTGAGGAATATATGCAATTGCTTTACGTAATGTTGTAGCATCATCTAGTCTGCCCCAGAATTGTCTACGTCTACCTAGTGGAGTTGTAAGTGTGCCTTCTAGTTGTAATTGCTTGGCAGTATTATCATGCCACTTTCTAATGCCAGGAAATGCTCCTTGTATTTTGACTAAGGAAGATGCACCAGTCCCTATAATCGTGCCCCCATCAATTAGTTCTTGGAAACCACCTTCCTTGTCTTGTTTGTGCCACCTCTCCAATGATGACAACGCAACTACTCCACCATAGTAAAGTAATTGAAACCTCGTTGCATGTGAAATCTTAATCTTTAAATGTCTACCTAAAGATGTAGCAGATAAACCATAATTAGTTCCATGTCCTGCTCGTTTACACATATCTCTATAACTAAAATGTCCTATGTAAGGACGATCAGCTAATTCTCTATTTTGTGCTAAGTCAGAAGACCAACCCATATTGGGCCACACCATTTTAACTACTTGAGTATGTAAGTCTTCTCCTTCACACGCATTTACATATCCTTCATCACCTGCTACATATGCAGTAACTCTAGATTCTGCTTGTTCTAAGTCAGCATAAAATAAAATGTTACCTTCATCGGGTACAAATATTTCACGCATATCCTTTGTAATATTTTGTAAGTTAGTTCCTGTACTCCAAGGACTTTCTGAACTTGCCCATCTGCCTGTCTCAGTACCAGCTACTTTAAATGAAGTACGAAGTCTACCATCTTCATCTCTTTTACAATTAAGAATATTTAATTGTTTATCTATATCTCTCAAAGCTAAAATAGAATTACAAAAAGGACGAGCACGTGGGTATTCTTTTCTTAAATGTTCTAATGCTTCTTTATCTGTAGATACTTTTTGTTTACCTTTAACATAAGAAATAACTGGAGGAAGCCCCAACCATTCATATAAAAAACTTTTTAATTGCGTAGGACTATTGTGGTTAAGATCCTTTTCCCATACAGCTTCAGCAAAAAGATTTAACATTCTCTCCACTAATACTCTGTTCTTGACAAGGGGGGCTCGGATTTCTCCAGCCTTCTTCTCATCAACTTTAAGTCCACGCAACATCATATGCATTGCAGGTTTTAAACTCTGCAATTCAAACTCATATGTCTTTCTAGTTGTTTGGTCTAACTCATTGGATAGCTTACCCCATATCTCATGAGTAAGCGCACAGTCTAATCCACAATAAACCCATAAGGTTTGTTCTTTAGACAGTTCCTTCTGTGCTATCTCCGTGTTTCTTATTACTCTCATCATCCCTCTCCTGTATGACTTCTATTAATTTATTAATAAACCATTTAGCTTTTTCTAAATCTTGTATTGGTTTCCCTTTGTGTTCATGTCTCCATAAATATTTAATAGCTGATGCTTGTAGGTAATATTTAAAGCCGTCTCCTTGACAAGATTTAATCGCATCAATACAACCAATGCCACCTTTGTTATAGTGTGCTGGAAAATTTACTGGATCATTCTTTTCTTTTTCTTCAATCTTTTTTGATAATTCAATCATGTCTTTTACGCTTGTCATTTGCTATCCTCACTATATAAAAAAATTCTTCTTTTGCTTTTTCTGGATCCAACATGGCGAAGTCACATATTAAATCAAAATCATCGCTATCATTAATCAACCAATGAATAGCATCTTCTCTAAACTTTATGTATTCTTTATCGTTTCCTAAATAAGATATGTCTTGCATAGCTTGATCCAATACAGAACGCCAAAGTAATATCTCGTTCTCAACCGCATAGTGCTCCTCTTCTATCGGCTTGGCCGCAAAGTATTGGGGACGTTTCATAAAGTTTTATTCCTCTGCTTTCGTACTCTTGGAAAAACTTGTTAGATTTTTCCATGCCCCCTCGTTAGTATAAATAGAACCTAAGTAACCCAAACTTTTTTCCATCTCTGGTTGGAGAGAATGTTGTGCATGCATTGTATCATGCACAGTTCCTTTGACTTCT